AATCCGGAAGGATGGCGGAAGGGGTGGGCGGTGAGGAACGGAGCATGACCAGCGTCGAGGTCGGACAAGTCTGGCGGATGAAGGGACACCCAAGAGATCGATTCAAGGTCCTGGATCTTGCTTTCGGGCGCGTGGTCTACGAGGCGAACAAGACCTGGATATTCTCGGTCAAGAGGGCGCGGTTTGTTGAGGCGTTCTACCTGCCGAAGAAGAGGCGAGCGAAATGAAACACTGGCGAACCTGGGTCATCGAACTGTGGCGAGCGCCTCGCGCGTTCAGTGACGAGCTGGTCGACATCACAGAAGAGGCATTCCCGCTCGGTGAGAGGCTGATGCCTTTGCCTATCTTTCCGATCACGGAAGATTCGCGCGTCCAGGTTAGGACGTGGACCGAAGACATGGCGTATTTCAACGGGTACAGGAAGGGGTTGGTGAAGGTGGTTAGGCAGGAGGTGAGCGAATGAGCACCGAATCCCCCAAACAGATTCGCATCGCAGCGGGTTTGTCGATCACTGCCGCAGCGGCGCTGGCAAACGTTAGCCCGAATACGTATCGCGCCTTTGAGCTCGACCGTCTCGGTGTGACCGACAAGAGCCGCCGTGCGTGCGATTCGGCCGTGGAGCGTCTTGCGGGGATGGCTAAACTTGTTGCGTCAATCAAGGTGACGGAGTGAAACCAAGCGAACGGATCTTGGAGCATGCGGAACGAGCGGCTCGTAAGCGCTGGGCTGACATTGATTGGGAGCGCATGCCGTCCAACATCAGAGAGACGTGCACGCTGGAAGCGATCGTGCGGTACCTCGACGAGGAGTGGGAGGCGAGGCAGCCGGTGAAGTGCGAGTTCGTGTACGCGGAGGATCCGAAGTGACCGAACCAAAGCGCACCAAGTCGACCGCCCAGCAGTACCTTGAGGAGTCGGTTGAGTCGTTGCGGCGGCTTGTCGAGTGGCGCGGGGTATTCGATGGGACTTACGACAGCATGGGGCTCTGGGATCGCGACAAGGACATCGTGAGGCTGGCCAGTGCTATCAAGGCGATCTGCGAGGTTGGACATACCGCGAAGGTTGAACAGGGCGGTTACGCGAACCACGGCGGGGAGGCGTTCCGGTGAACCGTAAGTGCGCGACGTGCAAGCATTGGGAGGTCAGCAAGCGCCTCGACGACTCCGGGACGTGTCGCGCAATCGACCAAGACTCGGACAAATCGCTAGCGCGCCTGGGCACCGACCCGATGTCGGGTTGCTTTCTCATCACGCGGGCTGAGTTCTTCTGCGCGCTTTGGGAAGCGAAGGAGCCAGAAAAGCAGAAGCCCTGACCATCGCTGACCAGGGCTTCCGGGCTTTCGCACGGCCGGACGGAAGTCTATCACACGAGCGAGCTGGCCTCGCTCAGGAGTTGGCGAAAATGGCTGCATCACTGGCGGTTGGTTACGACTGGCGTGAACGTCTTCAGGCGTTGAAGCTCGAGGCTCTGGCGCCACCCAAGCTGGACGAGACGGACGCGAAAGAGCTCGAGTGGTTCTTTGGCCCCGCTCGGACGTTCTTCGAGCGGAGCACGTTCGGGGCAATCCTCCGACAGATCGAACGAGACGCCTACATCTCGAACGAGTGCCCGGCGTGCAAGGGCAAGGGGCTTCTGGAGGAAGAGGACCTGCCGGCCAACCGCGCTTGCTACCCCTGCGAGAAGCGTCGCGGGGACGAAGCGAGCAAGTGCGTCTACTGCTACGGAACTCTGAAAATCCAGGCTGGATGCTGGTGCCGGCGGTGCCGGGGCGTGGGCGCATTGCCAGTGCGCGAGAAGCGAGCGAACCGAGCGTTGACCGTTCGGAGCACCGGGCGATCGGGTGGCTACGAGGTGGCCGACGAAGACCTACGCCGTTACGCGCGAGCGGCCCGCAGAGTCGACCGCATGGGTGAAGGGCACCCGGAGCTCGTCCAGGCCCTGGCCGCCTACCACGGCGACGTGGGAGCCCGGTACGCCAACAAGATGCTCGGGCGTCGGTTCGCGCTCTACTGCCTCACGCCAGCCGGTGAGACGCTGCTCAAGCGGTCGATGAAGCAGAGCGCGGAAGGTCTGACGCTGATGGCCTACGAGCGGATCGAGGCCGAGGCGGAAGCCGAGCGCCAGCAGAGCAAGCCCAACCGAAAGGCGCTTCTCGAGACAGCGGACAGGCAGGCGGCCGAGCTCTACGACCGGGCATGCCACCGTTGGAACGTCCTGTTCCGGAGCGGCAAGTGAGAGCCCCGAAACTGAAGGGCGCGAACCGGGTCTACATCTCGACCGCGGAGATCGCCGGACTGCTCGGCTGGCGCATCGAACGGGTGCGTCGTTGGCTGGAGCGAGAGGGGGCACTTCGGAAGATTGGGCGCCACTACTACACGACGAAATCAAGGCTCAGGGCAGCGTTTCCGGAGATCCAGCAGGACATCCGTTAGCTGGACCGCCGAGCTTTTTGGAAATCTGAGAAGCATTGAGACGCGTTCACACGCAATGAAGCGTTGCCAACACCCCTGGTATTTCATTGCACATGCGTGCGCGCAGGGTGAACTGACATGCTCTTTCCAGCATCGCATCCGACCGGCGGAAGCTGGACCTGTGGCGAATGCCGCGGAGAGGTGACAGACGCCTACACGTGCGCTGATTGCCACACGGTTCTCTGTCCGGGATGCGCCAAGCGGATCGCTCACAGCGTTCCAGCCGGCCAACGCCAGGGCCACCCCTGTGGCGAGTCCCTGACAGTGGTTGAGGTCGCCGCAGCGTGACACCCCGCCGAGTCACCATCGACGTATCAACCTGGCGACACCGCGAGACCAAAAAGCGCCAGGGCCGCAATCAGCGCTCCAGCCGAAACGACGGAACGCGGCCCGCAACGCGACAACCCGAAAGCTTGAGCGCGACGCTCGCTGAGAGGGTGATCGCAAGACAGATTTGGCACCTGCCGGAGTGGTAGGGCGCGACAAGACCTCGGGTTAACGGTCGGCGTACGCATCGGTGTGCGGCGAAACACTGTAGCCGCCGTTAGTCCAGGAATTCAGCAGCAAGTTCACAAGCGCGAAAGCGCTCCCAACCTCCGACGGGAGGGTCATAAACACGGTTGCAAGGGAGCACGGAAGCGATGGCCCAAGGGGTCCCGACCGAGGAATCGGTCATTGCCGAGTTTCGAGCGCGATACCTCTACTCGAGGAACGCGAGCAAAATCGGCCGAGAAATGAATCTCGGTGAGCGGACGGCGAGACGTCTCGCCGAAGAGTGCGAAGCCGACCAGGAGTTCGCCGACGCTGTCCGAAACCTACGCGTGCGCGCGGTGGATCGGCTGCTCGGGTTGACCCTGAGCGTCGCCGAGACAGCGCACGAGCGGTACCTGGCGGATCTGCCGGTGCCCGAGCACATCGACGAAGGCGCGAACGTCACGATCATCGATCGTCGCGCTGACGACGGGAAGCTGGTGCTCGAGGCCGCGAAGCATGCCGCGAACTTGGCGCGGTTCGATGCTGAGAAGTCCGGCGATATAGTTCCGGAGCGGGAGGTGGTGCTCAGGTTCGAGCCCATCGCTCCGAAGAAGCCCGATGGCGAAGCGGCTTGAAGTCGCGATACGCCAGAACGCTCCACAGCAACGCGCAACCGCCGCGCTCTTCTCACCCGAAGGCGAGGTTTATCGGAACCGCAGCGTTTTCGCCGGCTGGGGCCGAGGCGTTGGCAAGTCTCACTGGCGCCGGCAAATCTGGTACGCGCTAGTCGCGAAGTACGACTTTAAGCTTCGAACAGAAGCACTCGAGCCGTTTCGAGGCGTTCGGATCAACTCCGTCGCTTCAACGCTCAAGCAGTGGAAAGAAATCAACTGGGGCGGCATCGAGACCGAGCTCGCTCCGAGTGGCAAGTGGGGCTTCCTCCGCGGGAAGCTGGATCGGCAAACCGGGCACGTCAGGTTCCCTGGCGGCTCTGAAGTCCGGCCGTTCCCTGCCACGGAATACAACGCACGGACGGCGCGCGGCATGCGTACCGACGTGCTGGACGGCGACGAGCTCGATGACATCGAGGCGTCCGTCTACGACTCGGTAGCGGTCCCATGGCTCAGCGAGCCGTGGTCACTTGGCATTCAACTGCTGAGCGGCACACCGACTCGCGGAAGACACGGGCTCTACTGGCGTTGCCTGCAGTCGGGCAAGCTCGGGGAGCGGATCCGCAACGGCGAGATCACGCTGGAAGAGGCGCTCGAGACGCCCAGCGGTCAAGCGATTCTCTCGGTCTTCGAAGAGCTACCGGCCGACGAATGGCCGATTCAGTTACCTCGAGACCCGCAGCTTGCGGCGCTTGAGGTGCTCGGAAGTTTCTACAGCTTCCACGCCACGTACAAGGACGCGCCCGAGACGGTTGGCGCTCTGGCGGTTGCTCGAGCAAAAGCCGAGACGCCTGAGGCCACGTTCAAGCGTGAGTGGCTGGCCGATCCGGATGCCGGTGAGGGCCTGATCTATGTTTTCGACGAGCGGTTCCACGTCAGGACACCGCCGCCGCAGCACACATTCCGAGAGTTCATCTGTGGGATGGACTACGGCTGGTCAGACCCTGGCGTGATGCTGCTGATCGGCGTCCAAGGCCATGGCGGCGACGCGACGGCCTGGGTTCTCGATGAGTGGTATCAGCGCGAGCAGCCCAACCGAGTTTGGGACGAGCGCTCCAAGGCGTGGGGATACGCAAAGTTTTGGCCGGACACGAGTCGGCCCGAGCGTCTTGATGACCTCCGATCCTTCGGGATCGACGTAGGCGAGGCGCCAAAGAACAAGCTCGGCAACATCGCCCGCGTGGCGAACATGCTGCACATCCAGGAGATGGAAACCGGAGAGCGTTGGGCTCGACTGTACGTCTCACCAAAGTGCAAAGACACCATCAGGGAGTTCGGTCTCTATAAGCGGAAGAAGCATTCCGACGGGACTTTCTCTGACGAACCCGAAGACAAGGACGACCACGCCATGGACGCCCTTGCTTACGCGTTGGTTGGCCGCTTCGGCAAAGCGCCGAACTACCGACACGTTTCGAGCGGCCGATGATTCAATACGAAGGCGCCGACAAGGTCGCCAAGCTGCTCGAGGCCAACACCTCGCCGCGCTACCAGCGTCTCGAAGAGCTCGAGAGCTGGGTTCTTGGGACGCAGTACAACGACCGTCCGTGCGACTGGTTTGATGATGACGAGCCGCTCTGGGAGCGCCGCCCGTGCATCGTCTACAAGGCCGTTTCGCTCGCGATTGAGTCGTACGTTGACCTGATTTTCGGCGAGAGCCGGTTCCCTGCTTTCACCTCGCGACCCGGTGAGGACGAGAAAGACGACGAGGCTGGGCTCGGCGAAGAGCAGAGCAAGCTTCTCGACCGGTTCATCAGCAAGCACCACGACATCTGCGCGTTCCAGACCTACTGCCGCGACGGCCTCAGGGCTGGCATGGGCACGGGTACCGCGGTCGGCATCCACGGCCATCGCAACGGTCGACCCTTCGCAGAGCTCATCCCGGCGAAGTGGAGCACGCCGCAGCTTGACGCCAATGGTGCAACGCTCGCCCTCGACATTCGCTACCCCTACGTCGAAGAATACAAGAACCAGCAGGGGAAATGGGCGGTTCGGGTCCGGCTTTACCGGCGCCTGATCACCGACCAAAGCGACATCACTTTTCTCCCTGCCGAGGCGAACGAAGACGGTATGGAGCCGAAGCAGTGGACGCCCGACGCGACCAAGAGCGTCAGCCACCAGCTCGGATTCTGCCCGGTCATCTGGTACCCGTTTATGAAGGGTTGCCAGCCGATCAACGTGATCGATGGCAAGGCGATCCACGCGACCTCGACGGATGAGATTCAAGCGCACGACCTGGCGCGTAGCCAGTGGCACCGATGCGCGCTGCTCGCTGAGCCGCAGTACGTCGAAACCGGCGTAACTCCCGGCTACAACCCGACCGAAACGGGCCGCTCTGCGGTGGTTCCGTCATCGGAGCTCGGCGGGCTTCCTGGTCCGCACAATCCCGCACGAGGCGGTTACCCGGTTGGTTCAGCTGGGAAGAGCGCTCGCAAGAAGGGCCCTGGCTACGTCTGGTCCTACCCGGACAAGGACACCAAGGTCACGATCCTGACGACGCCAAAAGAGGCGCTTGAGGCGCAGCACGCCAACGTCAGCGACCTTCGGCTCAAGGTTCAGGAAGAGCTTTGCGTGGTGTTCCTCGACCCTGAGAACATCAAATTCGCAGCGACCACCAGCGGCAAGGCGCTCGAGGCGATCAAGCAGAAGCAGATCGACCGGTGCGGACAGTATCGCGACGATGTGCGCGACCACTTTTTACTCCCGTCGCTCGACATGCAGCTTCGGATCGCTGAGCGCGCGGGCACGAACCTGAAGGTTCCGCTCATCAAGCAGACGCTCGGGGTTCTGCAAAAGTTCAATCAGTCGGCGCCTGCGCTGGTCGCGGCGGCAGAGTGATGTCCTGGCAATCCCCGACGCTCACCGTGAAATGGGGCAATTACTTTGCACCAGATCCAGCTGAGCAGAAGCAGATTGTCGAGCTCGTCAAGGCTGCCCTAGAGGCCAAGACGATCACCACGCGGATGGCGGTTGAAAAGCTCGCCCCGATCTTCGGGATCGAAAGCGTCGAACTGGCTCTCGCCGAGATCGAAAAAGAGCGTGACGAGTCAGCCCAGCGAGAACTGGATGCCGCAACTGCCGCGCTCAAGGCGGCCGGCGGAACTCAGCGGCCTGGTCAGAATCCTGTCGGTCCAAAACCTGGACCGAATAGTGGTGGCGGGCGGCCCTCGAGCGGGCAAGTCAACCCTCGCTAAGGCGCTTGGTGGGTCGCGACTGATTCGCGGCACCGATGAATTGCGCGGGCTCGAATGGTCCGCAGCATCAGAGACCGCATCGTACTGGTTCGATAGGCCAGGCCGATGGGTGACCGAAGGCGTCACGATGCCTAGGGCGCTACGCAAGTGGCTAGCCCGGAACGATTCGGCGACGCCGGCTGACCTGGTCATATGGATCAACGATCCGGTGGTCGCAAGAAGCCGCGGTCAGCACATCATGGCGCTCGGTTGCGAAACCGTGTGGCGCGAGATTGAGCCGGAGCTGCGAGCTCGAGGCCAAGAGATTTTGGAAGCATGAAGATCAAGGTTTTCCGCATCACCGGCACGTCGCCAGGGTCCGCAGCTACGGCTGTGGTGGGCAGTGTCGTGCGCGGTCTTCATGACTTCGATTGGTTCACGATCGACGCTGTCATCATCGGCGGCACGGGCGGGACCATCGATGTCACGCTTCAGCGCAAGGTCCAGAGTCTTGTTGACGGGACTGCGGTCGATGTCTGGGTCGATTGGTGCCACTTCCCGCAGGTAGCGGCGGCGACGACCAAGAAATACACGTGCTCGACGGGCGCATCGACGTCGATCACCGAGGTTGGCACTCAGGCGGCGTCGCCAGGCACGACCGCCGCGACGCTTGCCGCGAACACCTTCACGGGCGGTCACCCTGGCCCCGAAGTCCGAATGCTCGCGACTGGCGGTTCCGGCACTTCCGTTGGCGCCACGCAGACCATTTACATCTCGGCCTGGTCGTCAGCCGGGAGAGCAGCATGAACGGGCAGGCTTTCGAATTCACACCCGGTGGAGTTCAGCCGCTGGTTCAGCCGACAAGCGCACCAGGCGGGACAATCAACGCGCGGGACGCGGTAGAACAGATCCGCCAGCAGGGCATCGCGAATCCGTCCGTCACGGTCGCGGACGTCAAAGCCGGCGCATCAAGGCAAATCCGCAAGCGCTCTCTCGTGAAAGAGATCCGAGCGCGACTCCGCGACATCGAGCGTGAGCTCAAGGCCATGAAGGCGCTCGAGCGCGAAGCCGTCGAACTGCGCCGCATGCTGGCTGCCGCGAAGCAGCCACCGGCCACCGTTGCCGACATTCATGCAGCCCGGAAGTCCGGCTGAATCACCCCCTGACAGGAAAAGACCATGTCCGTAATCGCTGCCACCATCCAGTCTCTCGAGTGCGTCGAAGGCCCTCAGTCGTCCATGTCGCACGCAACGACCGGCGATCGCCTCGTCTACCGTCTCGGGCTCCTGCTCGGCACCATGACCGCCGGTGACACCGCTGCCGTCGTGACCTGCAATAGCAAGATCGACGCGGTGACCAAGAAGGGCAAGACGGTCACGTTGCAAATGACCTCTGGCGGAGGCCCCGGGCTCACCCCTGGTGGAACCGCTGCCTACTTCATCATCCCGACGATCTCGGGCACCACGCTGGCATTCAGCGTCGGCGGGCCTACCGCTGCGGCTGCGGTCGCTTCGGGGACCATCGTCCACGCCTACGTCACGGTCGACGAATCCTGATGATTCACGCTGAGTCCGACCCCGGCATCACCAACGGCTTCGTCTCGATTGAGACGGCGGAACGCCTGCGCCAACAGCAGACGGTCGCCACCTTTCGGGAGAAATACGCTGGCGAATACCAGCGCCTGGTGGATGCGTGCGTCGGACTCAAGAAGGCCCATCAGGAGCTTGAAGCGGCCAAACGTGCCGCGGGCGAGCTGACGACGGGCTTTCCGATCAGCGATCTTCTTGATGGCTGCGAACGCGAAGCGCGGGCGTTGCTTAAGGAAGCCGCTGATCGGCTGACGGCTCAACAGCTCGCCCAGGTGAACGCAGATGTTGCGATCGCCAGGCCTTCGGAGGCGACCCCGCCGGTGCCTGTCCAGGCAAAGAAGAAGGCTTCTTAGCCGAATGGGAGGGCGTCCGCGGATCGTTCTGACGATGATCGTCAAGAACGAATCGAAGGTGATTCGGCGCTGTCTCGACTCGGTTCGCAACTACATCGACGCCTGGTCGATCAGCGACACGGGCAGCACGGACGGCACGCAGGAGATCATCCGGGAAGCGCTCGCCGGCATCCCAGGTGAGCTCATTGAGCGTCCCTGGGTCGATTTCGCCACCAATCGCAACGAGGCGATCGACAACGGGCTGAAGTACGAGCCCGAATACTTCCTGACACTCGACGCTGACGAAGAGCTCACGACCTCGGCGGGATTCTCGCTCTCTGGGCTCAACGCCGACACCTACTCGGCGATGTTCGAGGTGGACGGCACGGCGGGCCGATGGCCTCGCAAGCTGCTGTTCCGCTCCTCTCTCCGGTATCGATACGTTCTCGACGAGACGATCGAAGGGGGCACGGAGCACGCGATCCTGCCCGCTTGCCTGGTCAACTCCTACACGGACGGAGCCAGGAACGCGGACGGCCTGGTCGAGAAGTACGCCAAGGACTGCGAAGTCCTGAAGCGGGCTCTCGAGAAAGAGCCGAACGAGCCGCGGTACTGGTTCTATTACGCCCAGCGCCTCATGGGTGGCGGGCGTTACGAAGAGGCGATTGCTGCGTACAAGCGCCGGATCGAAATCGGCGGCGGGCTCGACTCGGAGCGCGGCTACTCGGAGCTGATGATCGGGCAATGCCTTGAGACGCTCGGGGCGCCTTTCTCTGAGGTCCGCGACGCATACCTCAAAGCTTGGCAGACGAACCCCGGACGGGCTGAGCCGCTCTACGCGCTCGCCTGTACGCATTCGGTCCGCGGCGAGCACGCTCTCGCCGAGCTCTACGCTCGCGAGGCTCAACGCATCCCGCGTCCCGCCGATGCGCTCCCGGTAGACGAATCGGTCTACGCGTTTCGCGCGGTCGACCTACTGGCTGGCGCCATCGCAGAACAGGGCAGGCTCCCCGAGGCCCGCTCGCTGCTCCAAAAACTTCTCTCTCTCCCGCAGCTTCCCGAATCGGAGCATCAGCGGGTTCGCGAAAACATCGCGCTTCTCAGTCGAGAAATCGGCGACGAGAAACCGACTGAACGGCTCGGTCCCGACGAGCAGACCTACGAGAACCAGGCCGCTCTGGTTAGGAAGACGGGGCTCAAGGCGTTTCGGCACATGGGTCTCGAATACCTCGGAAGCTTCCAGGCTCAGTCCCTGCCCTCGCCCCTGCGTTGGCTGTGGATCGTGATGGTCGCGCTCCTTGGCCCGGCGCCTTCGTTTCTTGGCGCCATCGCGGCCGTTCCGGTTGCCGCCTGGGCGCTTCACCCGGTCACCCCTCTCTGGCCCATGGCGGCGCTTGCCGCTGGGTCTCCGTTGCTCTTCCTAGCTGGCCGCCGTCGGTTGCAGGACGCGCCCGTAGCGGCTCTCACGCTGGCCGCCTTGGGCTTCGCTCTCCGGGGTAATCAGGTTGGCCTCGGGCTCTCGCTGTTCGCTCTGCTTGGCCTGAAAGAGGCGGCAATCCTAGTGATGCCGGCGCTTGCCGGAGCCTGGCTGATGTCGGGTGCCCCTTGGCTCAAGTTCACGATCGGCGCTGGCTCGGGCATTGCGGCATCCTGCCTGGCTCTGCTCCTGCTCTTCGGCGGGATGGCCCCGGCGATGCTTCGGGCGGGCTCTAAGGGACACGCGACGCCTTACACGCTCGACCATCAGCGCGGCGCTTGGCACCGGCTGCTCGTCGACCTAGTGCTGGTCTCTCCCATCACCACCATCGCGGCGCTGTTCGGTCCAGGAAGGCTGCTCGCGCTCGTTGCGTTGCTCATCGGCGCACACCTGGTCGCACCCGTTCGCAACGTGCGACTCGTGCTCGCTGCCGACATCATCCTTCGGTGCGCAGCAGTTGCGGCATTCGGCTGGTGGATCGCTCCGGCGCTCCTGGTCGACCTCTACATCTCTCACAGGCTCCGACCTGTTTACGATCCTGTCACTGCGGCGCTGACGTCACAGCTTGGGATGGCTCGTTAGTCAGAAAAACACAATCGAGCGGCACGTAGCGCTCACTCCAATACCTCGGACGCGAGGGTTCTAAACACGGTTGCTTGGAGGATTGAATGCCCGACGAAAACACGCCGGTTGGCACGGGTGCGCCCGCTGCCCCGGTAGCTCCGCCACAGGCTCCGCCAGTTCCCGCAGCTCAGCCGACTCCGGCTGTAATCCCGCCTGATCAGGTTCCTTCTTGGCTTGAACCGCGATTGGCAGAAGCCCGAACGCGGCTGCTCCAAGAGCTTGGCGTGACCGACGTTGATGCTGCGAAGGCGGCAATCAAGGCGGCCGCTGACGCCGTCGAGTCACAGAAGAGCGCCGCTCAAAAACTCGGCGAGACTCTCGCTGAGCGCAACACGCTCAAGACCGAAGCAGAGCGCCTCCGCGGCGTGACCTCCGAGTGGGCCGCCCGTCAGATGATGGGGCTCAGCCCGGAGCAACAGGCCGCTGTCAAGGCGATCGCTGGCGACGATGCCGCAGCACAGCTGAAGGCGATCACAGCGCTTGCTCCTACATGGGCAAAGGCTCCAGCGGGCTCGCCGGTAGCGGTCGCTCCTGTTCAGCCCGCGCCTCCCGCGAGTGGCACCGCGCCACCTCCGACCGCGCCCACCAGCGGCAGCGTGTCGCAGCAAACACCGGTCGAGATCCACGCAGGTCTCGTCAAAACGAATCCATTCACGGCCGCCGAATACGCGGTCGCGAACGTCCGAGAAGTTTTTCCAGAACCGAAATGATCATCGCCTCCTTGCGAGCACGACTCGACGGGAGAGCAACCAACAGAAGGACCTGAAAGATGGGCGCTCTCAATCGTGTCTCCATGCCGGAGAACTTTTACGACATCACGTCGTCCATGCTCCTGACCGCGCCGGAGCCGCAGTATCCCTACGCGGAGCTTTTCAAGCGCGCACTCAAGGCGTCGCTCGAAGTCCCCGGCGAGCTCGGTGTTCCGGGTCGCGCAATCGGCGGAAACGGCGCTAATTACTCGGCCGCTGACCGCGACCGTCTCCGCTTGGCCGACAGCCTCGCGACCGACATTTTCGCCGCGACCTTCGACTTCAACGCGATGGCGGGCTCCACGATCCGGGTCAACCGCCCGATCTTCACGGACTCCACCTACACCGCGGCGAGCCGCTTGATCGCTGGCGGGACCACGATCTCGACCACGCCGATCTCTCCGAAGAGCGGCCAGAATAACCTGACGCTGTTCCGCTACGGTGGTCCGTACGACACCGCGGTTCAGCCGTACGGCATCGAAGCGTTCGACGCGAACATGGGCGTCCACAAGTCGGCGAGTATCGTCGGCACGCACATGAAGCGGGACTTCGACAAGTTCCTCGACGCCGTGTGGGTGACGCTGTTCGACCTCGCGTCGAGCTCGGTTTACCCCGAGGGCATGAGCGCGGACAACGACGCCACGACCGCTGGCTCGTTCCCGTTCACGTTCGAGCAACTGGGCCGCACGCAGCGGACCATGGACGTGGCCAACCTGCCGACGCTGCCCGATGGATTCCGTATCCTCGTGCTCACGCCGGTCCAGGTCGAGCAACTCGGTCTCGACGGGAACTACAACGCTCGCGCGAAGGAATTCCCGCAGTACAGCTCGATTTTCCCGAGCTACGTCTCGAGCGTGAAGCGGTTCCACATCTTCCAGTCGAACACGCTCACCACGACCGCGAACTCCTCGAGTATCGCGATCCAGGGTGGCCAGGCGATTGCCCCGGGAGCCGCTCTCGGTGGCATGGGTCGTCCGCCTCGCGTCACGCCGAACATGCAAGACAACTACGGCGAAACGCAGCTCGTGATCTGGCTCGCGGATCTGGCCTTCGCTCTCGCCAACAACACTTTCGTTCTCAAGGTCCGCTCCAGCGCCTAAGGCGCCGCGAGAAGAGACCATTCAAACGATCTGAGGCTCTCCTATGGCTGTCTCAACGCTCCGCTTCAACAAGCACATCGTGACCGGAACGCTCAACGGCGTTTCGGCCACGTCGGTCACTGGCACGACGCTCTTCCAGGGGACTTCGTTCCTCAAGGTCGATAATCTGACGGCCTACCTGATCGTCACGGCCGCAACCTCCAGCCTCACGGTGACGCCGTACTGGCAGGTTTCGGACGACGGCACCACGTTCAAGAGCATGCACGCTCTGGCGAACGTGCCGATCAACCTGCCGATCGCGACGGCCACCGAGAACGTGACCGAGGTGCTCCCGGCGCCGAAGGGCATCGAGGGCTATCGGTACGCGCGCTGCATGCTGCTCGTGGGCGGAGCAACCGGTGGAGCCGCCGACCTCTACTCGATCGGCTACAGCTACCGACAGAACTTCCAGTAATCAGTAGCCCAACTATGCTATAATCAATGCATGCGATGCGTTGATGCCGGATGCGAAGAGGTTGCTGCTGGGAAGACCGGGCTCTGCAAGAAACATCGCGCCAGAGCAAGAGCGGTCGGCAGGTTGCCCGGTGCGCCACTGTGCACTATCGCCGGCTGCGGTCGCACGGTTGCAGTCAAGGACATGTGCTACCGCCACTGGCGGAGGCAGCGGCGTGGCCAGGACATGTCCCCGGGGCTTTTGCGAGAAAGGTGTCCTGAGAAGTGCACCTTTGACGGCTGCGGCAGACGCCCCATCGCCAAGGGACTTTGCCACTCGCACTGGAGTCAGCGTTCGCGGACCGGAAAGCTGACTCCGCTCCGTAAGCGCGGCCAGAAATGGAAGAACCAGTTCGGCTACGTCATGGTAGCCGGACACCAAGGGCACCCCAATGCCACTGGTAATGGTGCCATCGCCGAGCACAGACTCGTGATGACGCAGGTGCTCGGTCGCCCACTGACAGAGCATGAACGCGTTCACCACAAAAATGGCTGTCGCGACGATAACCGCCCCGAGAACTTAGAGCTTTGGAACACGTCACAGCCGCCTGGTCAGCGCATCGAGGACAAGGTCAGTTGGGCGATCGATCTTCTCGCGACGTATCTGCCGGAGGCGCTCGCCCATGAGCCTCATGCAGTCGGAGCTGGAACGCTGTAAAGCCGAGCTCGGCTTCAACCTGATCTCGGTTGGACAACCGTACATCGGCAGCACCGCGCTCTTCGAGCAGGTCATTCAGCCGTACCTGTCGGCTGGAGCGAGCACGACCAGCGCGACGGCTGTAACGGCTGCCTCCTCGCCCACTCCCGTCACCCTGACGCTGACGAGCGGAACGGGGTTCTCCACCGGGGATCGCGTCGTCATCGACGTCGATTCTCGGCAAGAGACCGTCACCGCTCGGCTGGTGTCTGGCGTATCGCTCACGGCCGATCTTCAGCTCGCCCACACCGGTACCTACCAGGTCACGGTTGAAGGCGGGGAGAGCATCGTCCGCGAATGCCTAACCCGCATCCGCCTCGTTCGCGACAAGATGCTGACGGCGTTCGGTGCTGGGGCATTGAAGCGCGTGGACGAAGTAGAATTTTGGGGCACTGGCTCCCTGAGCTTCTACGGCCAACTCGGCCAAGACCTGATGGCGGAGCGTGAGTACCTCGCTTCGGTCCTTGGGATTCAAAGCCGCTGGAGCCAGAGGCGAGCGGGCGCGCAGAGGTTGAGCGTTTACTGACGAGCTGACCGCTTCCGCCGCTCGATCAGGCGCAAGTCACCGGTCCACGTAGCGACAATCTCTGCGCGGTACGGCACCTCTGATTTGCTGACCGCCACCGTGAACAGTTTTCCAATCCCGCCGAGTTTGTCACGCGGCGTGAACGCCAGTAGCTGAACGAAATCTCTTCGAGCGCAGGAGCCGGATAGGTCCTCTGCGCGCGGATAGGTAACCAGCGCGCGAAACTCGATCGACTGGTCGTCGACGATTCGCCAGGCCCCGCTCCTTCTGATGCCTCGCCTTATCTCGGGCGCGCCAACTGGCTTCAGGTTCAAGAACATGGGCGTCGTGCGCCAAGCGGTCCGCTTCATAGGCGTTTCATAGCATGCCTACCCTCGCCGAATCGCTCAAGCCGCTGGTTTTCGGGGTCAGGTCGATCCCGGGGGCCTTGGGGTTGAGGCCGCATTCGGTCTCCATCGTCATCGCCTCCACCTCCGGAACCTACACGGGTGACGGTACCAGGTCCGAGGACGAGACGGCGATCGTCGAGGCCAGC